ATCAAAAAGCTCTTCATGTTCAACGATACCTTTTCCAAAATGAATTTGAAAATGAGACTTTCTGAAGGGAGGAGCTACTTTGTTTTTAACAGTCTTAGCCCAAACTTGAATACCAATGACATCATCCCCGTCTTTGATTTGTTGCCCTGCACCTAATTTGATTCTTATAGATGAGTGAAAAGGGATTGCCTTACCTCCGGGTGTAGTATCAGGATCTCCATACATAACTCCTACTTTTGTTCTAATCTGATTGAGAATTACAAACAAGCTATTAGTTTGACCAATAATACCCGTGATCTTTCTCATGCCTTTACTTATAGCTCTTGCTTGCAAGCCGATGCTTTCTTTATCATAATCTCCTAATAATTCTGCTTTAGGAGACGAAGCTGCAACAGAATCCCAAACAACAGTTACAGGAACGTCTTTGTCAAGTGCTTTTGCTTTTAAGATGGTTTTTTCTGCAATTGAAAGAACTTCTTCAGTGCAATGTGTATCAACGTATACAAAACGCTTAGAAACATCAACACCCAACATTTGGAGATTTTCTACAGATGTTGCGTTTTCAGTATCAATATAGACAACAATTCCTCCCATTTTTTGGGTTGATCTAGCAATCTGTGTAGCAATATGTGATTTACCAATACTCGGAGGGCCAAAAATTTCTACAATTCTACCTTCTGGCAAGCCTCCGTTTTTTCTATTTGCGCAAATCCAGTCAAGCATCCTTGAACCTGTACTAACCCATCGCTTTACATGCGTGGGGCTTTCATCTTCTGATAGATTGTATGCAACGCGAGAGCCTTGCTCTTTGTTTAGTGACTTAATTAGTTCGCGAGTAAAATCGTCATTTTTCATATTTTGTCCTTTCTCCTTTCTTAGTAATACTACTCCGATTAGATTACATTTACACAAAAATGGCGAGCAATTTCTTGCTCGCCAAACATATCAGTTAGAAATAATTTAGTCCATCAAGTCTGCAAAAGCATCGTCTAAACTATCATATTTTCCACTGCTTTCACTAGTTTCAGTCTTAGTAGTAGCAGAAGACGTTGGGTGTTCAGTCCCTTCACTTGAAACTGTTTCTTCATCACCGTTAATCCAGCGCTCAAGAATACCAGAAATCTCGTCGTAAGATTTAAGTGTGTAAAGATCTTCTACATTTGGAATGTTTTCAAGCCACTCTTTTGACTGCTTGCTATTTGTAGAAAGCTTAGTGGACTTTCCACGAGGCATAACATCAGTCATGGCGTACTTCTTACCAGGTGGCTTAGTACATACAACCTTGATATCACGGCCTTCAAGAGGATCAGTAATATCACCGTAGTCTTCATCAAGCATGATAGAAAGAAGCTTCTGGTAAACAGTCTTTCCAAAAGACCAAATCTTTACACCCTCATCTTCTTGTCCACGGACAACAACAGCTGCATATGTTCTCATATTAGGATAGAGCTTCTTGGCCATTTCATAGGAATCTTTTGTACCTTCTTCACGAAGCTTAGTAATCAACTCCTGTACGGGGTCTTTCTTACCGAACTGAAATGGTGCTACGATGCCACGTGCTCCAGGAATATTGTAGTACCACTGGATCTCTTTGAAAGGCTGACCATCATTGTCAGGGAATGCAATAAGACGAACAGTGTATTCTTCTCCCTCAGTAGGTCTCCAGGTGATGTTACGGTTGGTGTTTGCTCCGCTCAAGCGGGCTAGCTTTGCTCTAATCGCGTCAAAATCAACTGCCATTTTTAACTCCTTTGTATAATGTGCAATTTGCAAGTTGCAATGTTTAATTGCTTAAGCATTATACATAAAAGAGTGTTTGTTTACAAAATTATTTGCCTCCAAAAGTCTTTTTAGCGTAATTTTTAAATTTATTTCTAGAATTTTTACTGTATGGGAAAGCCTTGCCACCTCTTGTGCTGCTATGTGCTCCTTTTGGACCTTTAGTAGAAGCGCCCAAAGGAAGTGTTCCGATTGCAACACCTCCGGCGGAAGAGAACTCTTCTATCTCTGCTATTTCTTCTTCTAAATCTTCATCTAAAACAGAATCTTTTTCTTCTATTAGATATGCCAACGATCTATTATTTAAACTTTCTGCAAATAAAGCAGTATCGCCAGGTTTAGAAACAAAAAGCTTTCTTAGAAATGTACCTGCATTTGATAAAGAATCAGAACTACTCGATAGTTCTGTACTATCACTCATTTCTAAGTCAGCATCATCAAATACTAATTCTGGATTTTTAAGTTGATTAATCTTTTTTACCAAAATATTTTGAACTTTAGCACCTTTTAGAAGACCATCTAAAACTCTATTTATTGTAATTATGCTTCCTATTCCTGGAATCCGTTCAAGTATTTTCGATCCAGGAAAAGTAAACATATCAGTAAAAAATATTAAAATTCTTATCCCGATGGAATTAGGATTATCATTTTTTGTCAACCACTCGGTAAATGATTGTGAATCTGAAACTTCTTGAGACTCGACAAAGGTTTGTACAAAATCTTCTATTAATTCACCTATTCCAGTTGCTGTCATGCCTTCAAGTTGTTTTCCTAGCAAGTAACCAGCTGACATTCCGGCTGCTGCGCCAGGTCCGCTAGGCGCGGTTGCAGCTCCTCCGGCAGCTCCGGTTCCATATTCTGTCGGTAAAAGCTTGATAAGATGTTCAGCCATTTCGCCTATACCTTCATATATAGAGCTTTGTAATTTCTCTACTTCTTTTATTCCACTTACAAATCGCTGAATATATTTTTGTTTTTGGGAGACCATTTCACCCATAGGCGTTTTTTCTAATACTTTGTCTAATTCGTCGCTTATTTTTATAAGCTTGTCAGCGTTTTTAGAAACTTTTAAGTAAGACTTTATAAAAGCGTATATTGAAGCCATTTCGCTGACTCCAGGAGCTTTATTTTTAAATGCTTTAAAAAACTTTTGTGTAAGGCTCCCAGCTGCTTTTGTATCTAAAACAACGTCAAGTGCCAAATCTTTCCAAGACTCTTCAGACTTAGTTAATGCAACTATATCTTCTACATCGCCTTCTTCAGGATCGTAAACACCATCTGCTCCTTCTACCCATTCTTTTACAATCTCAAGTGTTTTTTCTAAAGAATATTTTGAATTTTCAACTACAACATCTTCATCAATTAATTCTTCATCTTCTTCTGACAATTCAAAATAATCATTTGGGACAATTCTTTGCATTGAAATCCTCGAAAAATTAGAGTCTGCGCCTCGAGTACCCAAGCTTCCTTTACTATGAATACCTAGATCTTTTCCGCTATAGAAGTTACTTCCTGCGCCTGGTCCACCAGCGTAAGAAGGGCGCTGGGTTCCGTAATACTCTTTTAGTCTATCTTTTTTCACAGTATAACTATGTTGATAAAATTGTAATTTCTATAGGCAGAGATATTTTAGTATTTTCTTCTTGTAGTTCTTTTACATTTTTAATTTTTTCGTATTCTTTTTTACTGCAATTAACCACCATATCGTCATGAACAAGATAGGCAACGCTAAGATTGTGTTTTCTAGAAAAGTCTAGAAAAGCTAGGCTGCAAAAATCAACTGCAGAAGATTGAATCCATTTATTTAAAATGCTTTTATCTGAAAAAATTGGCCTCCCATACATGTTAAATATAAAACCTTGCTCATCAAACTCTTTCTGAAGTTCTTTTGTTTTTTCTTCTATTTCAAAAAATTGCTTAATATTTTCTAAAGTTGATTTATTCCCTCCAAGTATTCTTTTTGCTGTGTCATCTGATGCTCCGTATAAAACTGAAAGTATTCCTCTTTTTAGTTGTGCTCTATTATCAACTTTTATATTTAACTCATTCATTAGGTGATTGTAAACATCTGAATTTTTTATTTTTTTGCCGATTGCTCTCAGATAGAGATTAGGTTCACATGCTTTAAAATCAATACTCACTAAGTGCTCTGAATTTATAGAAGTGCAACTTTTTCTAAATTCTTTTGTAGAAGTTAGAAAATTATAACCATTCAAAATAGTAGTTCTTCCTGATACGCTTGCATGGCTGTATTCAGGTATTTCTAATACATTTCCTTTATTATCTAGTACTGACGTTAGATCTCTATAAAGGCTAGCTCTTTTTGGAAGAATATCTGAGTGATAAGTTGTTATTAACTGATTTGAAAATCTTAACTCTTTTAATAGATTTTTTGTATAGATTTTACAATTATCTATTCCTATCAGTTCGATCCAATTTACAATATCACCCTGTTTGATATTTAAAATACTACACAGCTTGTGATTGTATTCAAATAAGTTTAAAATATTATCTAAATTAGAAATTCTTCTAATTTGATTAATTTTTTCTATAGAAGTATTTACACCTTCGCCATTGATACTAATAATCTTATTAATAGACTGACAATCAAATGCTCTATCAACACTCAGTTTATTAATACTTAATCTTTTATATTGCTTAATCATGCTTTATTATTGATTTGCTATTTTATATTTTACAATCAATAATTTTTAATTAGTACTCGGTTCATTACCAGTTACTGCTAGATCAATTAAACTCTGCAGTCTGTTTCTGAATGAAGACAAAATCATTTGGTTTGCTGCAACTAAAATAGCAGAAGTTTTATAGGATCCTGCTTGTATTTCATGATCAACAGTCTTTACAGTATAAAGGTTATCTAAGCTTGTCTGTGTTCCAAAATCAATAAAAATTTGTTGTCCTCTTGCCAGCATAGGAAATCCCATCATTTCTAAATTAATAGTCGTCGGAAGCATAACAACTTCATCAAAACTCTCAGGTTCTCCTCCTATGTCGCTAGAGGCATTTAATGATTGTCCGTAAGCTTCCACCATAAGAATATTTGAAAGTTGCCCAGAGGTATTTGAAGAAACTGTTATGTTGTTTACAACACCAGAACTAGCTCCATGAATAATAGTAGGTTGTCTTTTCATCATTAAGCTTTTAATAAAAGCTCTGTTTCCTAAATTAGATTCGTTTGCTTTTGCAGTCTTACTCATGTTAACAGCGTTGGCACCGTACAGACTAACGTCTGGTCCCATGTTTGAATTTTCATCATAAATGTGTATTCTTAATATTGTTTTTGTAACATCTTTTCCATTATCAACTGTGTTTCTTCTTTTCCCTGGTTCAAAAGCACCGACTATATCTAAAAATTTTTCTAAAGCAGTTTCAGCGCCACCTTCATTTTTATTTTTAGGAGAAAAGGTTTCAAAAAACATTGATAAATTTACGAGTGAAAATTTTTCTTTGTCTATAAAGTAACCTGGAAAATATTCTTCTTCTTTATCATATATTTCTTTAAGGCGCTGATCTCTAAACTGTTGTACTGCTTTTGCTAAATATTCTTGATATGCTTCTATAACCTTAGACTTTTGTAAGTCTTTAAGTGCATCAGCAGAAATAGCAGATCCGGCTTCTTCAGCTTCAATTGCTGCGGTTGCTTCAATTTCACCTGCATTAAACCCTTCTGCCCCAGAAGCTTCAGCATATTTTTCTTCTCGAGACTTTTGCCTAAAAGATTCTAATGTGCTTAATTCTGTATTCCCTTCGGCATCTTCCGGAAACAAATCATAAGCAGTTGCTGTTTGTTTTGACACAATTCTTTCTAGAATTGCAAAAAATGCATGAACACTTAAGTTTCTAAAAGACTGTTCTCCTGCTTTAGTCCTTTTATGTAATTCTTTTTCTAGATCTTTTAAATTAATTGGAAAGCTTGCAGTTGTATGCTTTCTAGCAGCTGCAGACTGATTGTTAACAGGGTAAAAAACAAGCTGAACTTCATCGTATAGACCACATGTTGACATAGGATAACCAATAAAAGAAGAAATAATTTTTCCTAATGATACATGATCATCCACAGCTTTTTCTCCGTACTTTTTTTCTAATCCAATTAAAGAAACTTCGTGAACTTTTTTCTTTGGATTAGAGTTTCCT